CCACCCATGCGGAGCTTACGGTAACCCATGTCCATCTCAGTGACGGTACCGGGCTGCTCAAACATGCAGTTTGGCAGAGGGTCATGTGCGTACTGCGCTGTGTTGGTGGGTACGCTGCGGGCGCTGGCGGCGTCTGCCCAAGGCTCGCCCCCGTCAGCGCGACCACTGACGGTAAGTTGGTTCTTATCTTGAAGGAACAGCATTTGCAAATCTCCATGGAATAGAGGGGGCACGCTGGCCCCCTCTGTGTTGACGTGCTGTGCGGTATCAGTACCCGTCGCCCGGGTACGAGATGTCCACCAGCTTGACCATCTTCATGTCTCGAATGTCAGCCATCGGCTGGTTCGAGATGTCATAGCCCGGAGGCATGACATTGAACTTGGTCATATCGCCATCCTGAGTACCCTTCTTGTCGATGTACCCAGACGTCTGGAATCCAGACATTTCTTTTTCCATTGCCATGATGCTTCTCCTTAGACAGTTACGTCTGCGGTGGGAACGATCTGCAACTCAACGCCCACGCCGTACACAGCGGTGGCGTCAGTGCCCTTGGCGATACCGAGCACGTCCCCACGCGCAAGCGTGAAAGTGCTCACCACGTTGGTGCCCGTCACGTTGCCAGAGCCGATGGTGGTCAGCACTTGCGTGGTGGTGGCGGTGCCAGAGTACTTGTAAGCGTAGACGATGTCGTTGCTCGTACCCGCCGTGGTTGCCTTGACAGTGATGGACTTGACCAGCATGTCGGTGAACGCGGCGAACTTTGCAGTCGCAGCATTAGCGCCCGTCACGTTAAAGCCCAAGGGCAGCACCGCCTGATAGGCCGGTGCGTCATAAGCCATGCTCCTGAGTGCCATGATTCAGTACCTCCTGATTAGGCTTGAGAGTCCCACTTCACAATGCGGGCGTTGGATGCCAGCGTGTGAACGATACCGAAGCCGCCCAGGTAGTACCAAGCGACGCCCTTGCTGCGACCATAGTCACTGGGGATCTTGCCCCGCATCTCTTCCGGAACGGCGATAGCCTCGGCCACCGTGTCGTTTCCGAAGAAGAAGATCCAGTCGCTGTCACCGCCCGTCCAAGCGGAGCCAGTCAACCCGTCAGAGCTGATGCCCTTGGCGATGTTGGTCTGCTCCACGTAGCGGACGTTCTCGTAACGACCGATCTCGCCGTTCATGATCAACTTGAAGCCCGTCTCACTGTACTGGTGGATGGTCTCAAGGTTGTTCTTGAACGTGCGCAGCGTGGTGGGCCATGCCAGGGCGTAGTAGTCATCTCCGATGTAGGCGGGGATGTTGCGCTCCTTCATCGTGTCAACAATGGCCTTGGCGTGGCTGTTGTTGAATGCGATTTGGTTGGTCCCAGTTACCGTACCGTTGGTGTACAGGGTGATGGCGTCGGTGGCGGTGCCCGCAGTCGGAATCACACGCAGGGGCGTCTGATTGAACTGAGACCATGCCAGCCGGTCGAACGCCTTGACGGCGTCGTTCTTCAGCACCTTTTGAATCAGCTCCATCACGGGGAACTTGGACAAATTGTCCAGCTTGCCCGAGTACGGGACGCTGTTGCCAGCTTCGCTGATCGTCAGGGTGCCCTGCGTGATCGTGAAGTTGGTTTCGGGCATGGTGTTGGTCTCGACCAAATTGCCACCAGCGGTAGCAACGTCCGAGAAAACGTCCCAGGTGAAGATGTCACCCTTCTTCTTGCCCTGCTGGCTGGCGTCGCGCACGTCAGCAAACTGACGGAACTTCACCAGCGGTTGCACTGCCATACGCAGCACGTTGCTCAATTGACGGCTATACATGAAGCCGCCAAGAGAGTTTACTGCCCAGACTTGTCCGGCCATGATTTTCTCCTTAGCTTCTCATCCATTGGGGACCGCCGCGCCGCTGTGCCATGCTGGCAATGACGGAGGCGGGGGAGTCATCCACATCATCTTCCTCAACCTTTGCGGGTCTCGCCTTCGCGGATGCGGGGGCGGGCACCTTGGGGGCCGAGGCCTTACGGGCTACCTTTTCTTCAATCGTGGTCTCTTGCTTGGGGGCAGGGGCCAATGACTGCTTCCAGGAGCGAACTTCCTCACCGATCGAGGAGTAGCGGTCCCAGTACGGACGCTGGTCACCTTCTTTCAGAAGTTGTGCGTCCCTGTCAAGGGCAATCTTCTTCAGAATGGGGTCTGACCAAATGTCGCCGTACTCAGAACTGAACTTTTCGATGGCTTGGTTGAAAGCAAGGCGTTCGTCGATAGTGCGGGAGACGTCGTCCCTGCTAAGGGATGGACGAGCACTCGTCTGCTCGCGCAGCTTGCGCAGCGCGGCAGCAGCCTCTTCTTCTGTGCCCACTTGTATAGCGCGGACCAGCGCTCGATCTTCCTCGTCTTGACGACGACGAAGGTCAGTCTCGTCGACCTCGGGCTTGGCAATCTGCTCAAGCTTCCGTCGGGCCTCAGCCGCTTGACGCAGGTACTCGTCAGCAGCTTCAATCTTTTGCGCACGCTCAATGAGCTGGGCCTCGGTGAGCTCCAGCTCTTTGCCATTAACCTTGATGCGGTACTTGCGCTCTTCCGCCTGGGTGGCCTGCTCAGTATCAACCTCAGCGCCCTGCTGCGTAGGCTCCGCTTCACCATCAGCAGTCTGCTCGGTGGCTACGCCGTCAACGGTGTAGGGCTCGGTGGAGCCGTCATCATTGACGTTGGCAAACTCATCGGCACGACCAGCGTCAGTTTGATCAGCAATGGCGTTCAGGCGAGCAATACGCTCATCATTGCCAGTGCCCACTCCACTTTCGGAGCCAGCCTGCTGATCATTGTCTTCATTCATCTGACGATTCCCCTTCAAGAAGTTCAAGTGCCTTTAGACCATCCAATACCGCTTGAGAAAGCCACTGCTCAAACATTTCCGCGACGCGGGCCTCGTTCTGAGCCTTCATCACTGCGCGTGTGTCCGTTGCATCAACCGTCTTTAGCGATTCAATGGCCTCACTATAACACTCCTGCGCACGGTTGCGCAAGTATTGCCCTATGCCAGAGCCCCAAAAAAGTTCAACTTCTTTGCCGAAGCCAGCTCGCTCCAATAATTCTTGATTATCCACGCACTACCTCACAATAATAGACTGCCACCCAGCGCGGCAAACAAAAGCTCAGCCTCTTGCTTCTCGTACTCAGCATACGTGGCAAGAAAGTCCCCATCATCCTGCATTACAGCGCTCAACTCAGCGGCGGCTTGTTGCAGAGCTTGGTAGTTTTCATCAGCAATGCGGCGCTGCTGAATATCAACTTCCAGCTTGGCGATGTCCCGCTGTAGGCTCTTTAGCTGGTCGAGCCCACCAGTGTAGTTTGTCAGCTTACGGGCGATGCGCTGCGCCCGTGGCTCCGCTGATGTGGAAAGTGTAGCCGCTGCCTGCTGCACCTCGGGCGTGGTGTCCTCGCCACGGAGCAAGCTCTCAAGCCGCGCACGCTCCTGCGCACGCCAGTTTTCCCACTCCGGGCGCTTGCGTCTACGTGGCGCAGTGCCGCCAGATCCACCCGCAACCTGCGGCGCAGGCGGGGGCACTGGCTGAGTGACCGTGCCACCGTAGAAAATCTGCGCATTGTCGAAGCGGGTGTTTTGCGTGACAGTCTGCAACCCGCCCGGCTGAATGACTGCGCCACCATAGAACGTCTGGGCGTTATCAAACCTGGCGCCTTGATCGACGGTGTTGAGGCCTGTAACCACGCCACCGAAGAAGGTTTGCGCGTTATCAAACCTGACAGCCTGCGCGACGTCGCTGGTGGTCGTAACTGAACCATTGAAGAACGTCTGCGTGTTGTTGAACCGCGTTGATTGCGCGACGGTCTGCGCGACAAAATTCTGCGCCTGTTGAGCTACCCCGTCCTGCGCCTGAAGGCCGGCAAGGAACGGTAGGCCAGCCGCAAGCCGCGCCCCCGCAAGCTCGCCGTCGGCCCGGAAGCCTTGGACCGACCCGGCTGTGCCCGTGCTGCGCACAAGCTGCGCGGGGCCACCGCCACCCATAAGGGAGACGTCAACGTCTGACGGGCTCCCGTAGTTGCCCGAGCCGTATGTGAGCGAGCCATAGGCATTGTCCGGCGACGGACCACCGTAGGTGCCGTCTCCGTAGGTGGTGGTGCCGTAGGTCTTGACGGTCACACCGAGATGTTCCCGCTAGACATGACGATGACAAGGGCCGGCTCAGGATCGGGCTCAGGATCGGGAGCAGGGGGATTCGCCGGCAGCGGGTAGTCCACCCACATCTCTTCAGACTGGCTCCACTTCCACACATAGCCTTCAACCGGCGCAGGCTCGGGGTCACGGATCACCCAGCCCGGAGGGAACCACCACACCACCTCCTTGCCTTCAGGCGGCACAGGCTCATCGGGCACCTCAATCCAGCCGTCAGTACCATCTGTTTGCGGCTTCGGGATGGAGCCGTTTTTGCTGTAGAGCGTCATGCGTAGAACCCTGTTGGTGTCCATTTCCAGTCCAGAGGACGCTCAGCCCACCCGCCGATTCCCGAACCCTTGATGTAGCCCGGAATTTCTTTTCTGCGCTTCTCCACAACTGCCAGCGCAGCAGGCAGACCTTGCTTAACAGTCGTTTCCTTGGGAATTGCCACCAAGTTGTGGTAAGCCTCACCATCCCAGAACGGGCCGACATGCACAGTTCTTTCAGTGTTGCGGTCAATTTGGGTGTCGGTGATATGCCGCCCGTAGCCGTTGGCCTTCAACCACTCGTCAGTGGGTTCTTTCGGGCCGTCGTAGACCCGCATACCAACCTCGTCATCCTCACCGACGTATTCAGTGGGGTAGTCGGTGTCGATGCACTTCTGATCGCGGTGTCGAATGAGGAACGTCATAGCGTCGGGAAGGCTGCGGTGGGTGCGGTGAAGTTAGCCGTGTAGCGGGCGTAACCGTTGGTGATGCGGAGGTCTTGGATGTAGCCGTTAAACAACCTTCCACCAAAGTTTGTATGGCCGACCTTTATGGCGCTGGTTGAATCGCTCAAATTACGCACCGTGGTCGATGTTGTGGTGCCAACAGTACCGTTAATAAATACTCGGTATGTTGTGCCGTCAAAAGTAAACGCAACGTGCGTCCACGTTGTGGAAGATAGGGTTGCCGCACCACTATTTGCAAGCAGATTGTTAAAAGTTCCTGCCTGCAAAACTGCTGTAGATGAGATAGAAAAATGCCAATTCGTATCTCCGGCCACATTGGTTAAGTTTCCAACCAAATCTTGTGTGGCTCCTGACGCAGCGTTTGTGCAGTACACCCACATCTCTACAGTAAACGGTGCTGTACCAAATCTCAGTTCTGGCTTTGCAACTATTGAAACTTCGTCACCCGTCCCGTCAAACCCCATGCTCGTCGTGCCCCACTTCGCCTGCGTGGTGCTGACCTG